AAACCTCACTGTTTCCGGTGTGACCGTGATCACCTACCATCCGTGGTAGTTCCGACTATTTTTCCGCATAGCTGCGTATATGGCCTAGCATCCGTCCTGGCTAGTCAGGTACTTCTTTAAACCAAATATATCAAGTATTATTCCAATTGCAACTAAAGCTAGCCTTAAGTTTAATTGTTGTCTACAAAATTTACACTATTGGTTAAATTTGATCTCATACAAGACAAGTTTTTTTAACCATCTTTTTAACCAAGCTTTTATCTTCTTTAACGTCTGCATGCTTCACCTTCCTTTTTTTCTGGTTCATTGCACCTTTGGGACGATCTCTCATTTCTTTTTCCCCTTTCCTAAAATTCTGTTGGCTTTGGCATCAATCTTTTCTTTTGAAGATTCGGACAGCTTGCCTTTATGCTCCATTTCACTGGCGCGAGCTTTTGCGTTTCTGGCGTGTGACTTGTCCTCCATCGGGTATTTGCGCTCACCGGGAAGTCCAAATTCTTTTTTTGGAATCTTTTTTCGTTTGGCTGCATTAAGTTTAGCCATTATTTTTTCCTCCGCTTCTTTCCTTCTCTGGCTTCCGAATACGCTATCGCTACAGCTTGCTTCTGCGGCTTTCCGGCTTCCATTTCGCGCTTGACATTAGTTGAAAATCCTTTCTTGGATTTAGCTGCTTTTCCTTTAACTAAAGGCATAACTCTCTCCTTGTTTCTTTTTTGACATCCCGTTCAATCAATATTCGTTTCCACCATGAAGTTTGTGCATTGAATTTGCAGGTGCTACACCAGCAGCCACTTCTGCGTTTATTTCTCACTCTTTGGTTCCTTCTGCATGGTTTTCTTGTTCAGTTCATGTTCCCGATTTTTGTGCTCTACATCATGGTGATGCGCACTGACATTCACAGCCATTTCTACAGCTGTACGAGCATTTTCAGCATCAAGCTTTTCCTGCTTAAGACCTTGATCCACCCCTGCGCCTTGGATGTCTGCCATGACTTTAAGAAACTCAATATCAGCCTGTTTGTTCTTGACCGCATCATCAGTGGAAATCTTGATGAGATCGACCTGAGCTTGCGTTTCCACAGCCTCTTTCTTCTGGGCTACTTTTTCCATTTCCGCTTGAGCTTGCATCGCCATGACCTGCTTCGGATCGAGCTGCTGTGCGGCTTGCTGTTGCGCCATTTGTTCGGCTTTGGCTTGTTTCTCTTGAGTCTCTTGCATGAACTCACCAGCGGCTTGACGCAATCCTTCAATGCCTCGGATTTCAATATTATCCAGCAGAATTCCCAGACCTTTGGTATTGATGAAGGCAGCAAATGCTTCGGATGTCTGCATCAACTGAATAATGGTCTCAAGGCTTATTTGTTTCTGAACTGCAAAGTTAACGCCAGCTTCAACCTTCACATCCAGGCTCATAGGGTCATAATTCATGAATGGATTGCCGGGTTTATTGATGGTTTGGTAGGAACGCTTGCCATCCGGCTGAACAATTGGAAGGCTTCGTGGAGTTACATAATATTTTGGAATCAGGTCAAGAATTAACTGACAGACACGGTTGAGTCCTTTCATGAAGCCTACTGTATAAGGCATGGCAGCGGCATTGGAGTGCATGGCACCCTGCATGATGGCGACACCGGACAGCTCGTTGTTCTGGATTCCCAAGGCGGCATCGTAACTTCCCAATATGCCCTGAATAAGATTGTCGGACATCTGAAAGGTTTCGCTGATTTGCGGAGGAATTGGTGTTCGGACAATTTCTCTTGGTGGTGACAAAGCAATGTTTGGATCGCCTTCATAAAAGGCATTGTAAAGCAGTGTTCCAGGCTTTTGGATGTCAATGTAAGTGTCAATGTAGTCTTCTGGTATGGATTCAACGGAGGCAATAAACTTATGCTCAACTGTATTTTCAAGCTCGTTTGCCAGTGATTGACCTGCGTAATTCTTTAACCTTTGCGCATCTCTTACGTTATAAATGTAAGGGCGTGTCATTTGTTCGGCACAAGAATCATTATTGTCCCGGAGAACCGCACTGTTTCCATCAAAGAAAATGAGAGGAAGCATTTTAAAAGTAGTCTTTACTGGTGACTGGATTAACTCCGCTCCGGTAAATGTGTACCGCACAATTTCTTCAATAATGGATTCGCGGGTTTTACCAATAGGAATCGGAGGCTGTTCGATGTAACCCGCTTGCTCCCACATACCCAGCAATTCTTCATAATGTTTTACTGAAATGGTTCGACCGTTGGACAGCTTGGTAATCTTCTCTTTTTTGAATTCTTTTTTATCGTATTGGCACATCAAAACGATGTCTTTTTTTGCGGCTCTGTATGACCAGTTAAAACCTGAGAACGCTCTGGCATATTTCAGTCCCTTTAAGGCATCTGAACCATATTCACGTTCTACTTCTTCGGCTTCCTTCGGAAACAGTTGGAAACAGAAGTTGCCGTCACCTTTATGTGATTTGCGAGCCAAAGGGTCAAAGCCACATAGGGTTGGATCAAAAGCACGTTGGGTACATATTTTCTGATCCATGGACATTTCAGATACATAATCTGTATAGACTTCGACAACAGAAAAACCACCCACCAGCAAATCAGTATATACATCATAGCTAAAGCCATCATTGTCAGAATCCACCAGAATTGAACGAAAATGAGCTTCCAGAATATCAATAAGATTTGGGTCGATATTTTCAAAGCCGTCCTGTGCTCTTATTACAAAACCCGGCTCCATTCGGGAAAACTCCCCTCTTAATCGGGAAATATAAGCCTCCATCATATTGAATTCGATCTGAGGTCTTTGGAGCGTCTGGAGAACCGCAATATCATCTTCTGTTAGTGTGGACTTATACACAAACCTCATGAATTGATGATAGCGTTCATAATTTGGGCGAAAATAAGTATAAGCCTGCTCTACAGATTGTTTAATCTTGTCAAGCTGAGATGTATGCTTCCGAGCAATTACAGCCATTTCTAAGTCCTTTTAGCGTAAGCTTTCTGTTTCAGTGAAATCACATTTGAATGACGATTTAATGCCGCTCTTGTTGCTTCATGCGTAACGATGCTTTTACTGGTAAACATCGTCAGGGATTTGTCGATTAATGCGATACGCACAGCGTCTGAACAGGTATCAGCAATGTCATCATGAGCATGACTGTCATTGTTGGTAATTTTCTTCATGTGATTGATACACATGTCCGTATGAACGCCATGTGCTGGCAGGGAAACCTGACGGCTGGCAATGTAAGGTTGAATGTCAATAAATCGCTGGGATTTGGAGCCAGAACGTCTTGTCCTTTCAATTTCCCGAACCTTTAGTCCGCGCATGTTTTTGAGAATGGAAATCAGGGTTACACCTGTTGATTTCTTCTCAATGTAAGCGATTAAGGGAGGACTCTTGTGACGCGCACAATCTTGCCAGAAATCCAGAAATTCCCTTTCCAGATGTTTAGGCTCGACCCGCATTTCCCGGCAAGCCAGCCAATGCAATCCCATTATTCCGGTCTTACGGCCTTCCGTTTCAATGTTGTACATTCCCCAGAAGCTGAACACGGTTGCGTCATTACGTGGGTCTTCGGTTTCTGCGGTATCGGCTGTAATGAAGGTGATGTAAAACTGTGGGTCTTCTGCCAATAAAGGAAAGTCTTCTGGAAGGAATAAACCACCTCCGGCTGGCTGAGGGTCTTGCTGATGTTGGGCAGAGAAGACATAGCGGTCTTTGACTTGCCTTATAAGCAGCATATCCAAAGGAAAAGCTTCGGGATAAAGGGCATTACCTGCCTCGTCTAGTGATTTTAGTATCACTTTATCCCATTCATAACCGTCTTCACCTGCAAGGAAGTAAGCAGGTAAATCCTGTTCATGAAGCCTTTGCCCTATGAAAACGATGGGTACATTGATGCCCCGTGGACGCTGAAGAATGGTTTCACGGTAGTTGGTGACTACTCTTTCACGGATGGTATCGGAGTGAACTTCGTCTGGCTTGTGAGCATCATCGATGATTACCCCACCCGAAAATCTGTCCAGTCCCGGTAGTCCGGCATTTCGTCCTGTAATGTCACCTGCGGAACCAAAGCTCGCAATTGTGCCACCTTGTAAAGTGGTAAAAGCATCTTTAGCTTGTGAGTCATCTCTCAAATGTACATTGAAAATGTTTTTGTACTGGCTCAACGACATGATTCGTTTGATGGTCTCAGTGTGAGAGGTAGCCAAGTCTTTACCATAAGAGATATACAGAAAGTTGCTGTCTGGAAACTTAGCCATGCACCATGCAACCCAGAAACTGACCATGACCGATTTACCATGACCGGGAGGTACGTTGATCAATAAGCGCAGGGATTCAAGGCGTGTGCATCGAGTTAATGCTTTGCAGATTGTAATGAAATGACTTTCCCGACCAGCAGGTTTTGAGATTATGAAATCCCGTCCTGTCAGTATCGGAAAAAATGCTTGAATAAAGAGTAATAAACTACCCTTTAGCTTGGCCGCAAGTTCTGCGTTCTCAAGCTTGAGTTGTGCAGCCTTATCCATAAAGGGGCAATCCTTTGCCAAAGTCGCATCATGCGAGCCTTATGAAGATATCAAGATTAAAATAGCACGAAATTTTTCAAATATACTACAAAATGAGCCTAACTATTTTCAAAATCAGGGAAGTTGGCAATAGAATCCGGGAAAACATCAATCCATGATAAAAAAGGCACGAATTCTTTGGGTAATTTGACATTCCGTAAATCGAATACTCTGTTGAACATTGGAGCTATGTGCTCGGGTCTCCATCCTGCAAGTCCACATCCGATTGGGGTAACATGGTAACGGTGCTCTGGAGTATATGAAGCATAGGACAGGAAGTCTGCGACAAATTTATTGATGGTAATAAGATCCAATGTCCTTCTGGGGTTTTCTTTAGTGGGTATCGCGTAGGAGTTGCCTTGCAATCCAATTCCTTGTCCAAGTATGGCTCCATGTTTTTGAAGTGCGCACAATGCGGCACCTTTCTTGTGTATGCCCAAAAGATTGCTTCCAAATACAAATATTTCACTCATCAATAATTACCTTCATTACAAGGTCTGGAAATAAATAGTTTTCATATGCGGCTACTGCTTCAGCCAGAGCGCGAAGAAGCTTTCCTTTGGGACTATCAATATCAGGGTCTTCATCCATCAGGCTTTCTATTACCGGAAGTATTAAAACATCAATATCAGTTAAAAAACCTATTAATTCGTCATCATTCACGATGTTCTGCCCAAAAGTTATGAATCTCATCCAGAGGAACGGGAGTCAGGTTAATGTTTTCACAGGAAGCATTGAAGTAACGTGGATCAACGCTACCGTCAGGTTTACGTAGTGTATTGGTATGAACATGCCCATGAACATTCATGTAAAATCGCGTCATGTTGCTTTCATGTACCGGAATGTGAGTCAGAATCATTCCCTTGTATTCCACGCACCCCATGATTCTTTCGAAATATTGCAGATAGTCATAAGCGCCATACATGTCATGATTTCCCATGACCAATCTCTTTTTTCCATTTAGATAAGCAGCGAGCTGTAAATTCCTTTTACCAAAACAGAAATCACCCAAATGCCAGACAATATCTTTTTCACCTACAACGCTATTCCATCTTTTTATAAGTTCAGCGTCATGCTCTTCAATCGTATCAAAAGGACGAAAAGGTTTAGTGGAGGGAAAAGAAAGGATTCCACGATGTCCAAAGTGGGTATCGGAGATGAAAAATACTTCGGACATATTATCCCCTATTTTCTGGTGGAGACAGCTGGAGTCGAACCAACATTGCCTATATGACTTCTGATTTACAGTCAGATGCACTACCTTTTGTGCGTTGCCTCCAAACTGGTTGCGGGAGCAGGAGTCGAACCTGCGACATCGAGAATATGAGCCTCGTGTTCTACCCCTGAACTATCCCGCATTAATTCTTCTTTATCCAAAAGAAGAATGGTCTTCTTTAACTCTATACTGACCGGGGTTAAGTCACCTTCATTCATGTGATAAACCATGTTTGAAATAAAGCAAAAGGCTCTATAAATTTTTTCTGGGTTTCTGGATTTAACTCCAGCTTCCATGTGATCAAAAAACTTCCTGATATTCTTTATTTCTCTTAAAACAGCTGCTCGCGTCTTGGTAAGGTCTCGCATAATACTCAACTTTATTGGCTCTGGTGGATAGAATCGAACTATCATTACATGGCTTAACAGGCCACCGCCTTACCAATCGGCTACACCAGAATATTGCCCCAAGATGGAATCGAACCACCACCCAATGATTACAAGACACTTATTCTACCGTTAAACTATTGGGGCAGTGGATGAGTATATTAAAACAGAGTTTAATTATCCAGACAATACGGAACGTGCATGTGATGTCGCTTGTAAAGGGAAGTCTTGTATTTGAATTCCTGTGATGATGCCCATGTTTCTTCATTATTTCTGTCGTAATACCAGTATGGTTTCAACGGATAGACTTTGCAGGAGTCCAGATAAGCACTGCAATTTCTGGTGAGTTGCCGTATCTCACTTTCGATTTTCTTTGTTTCATCCGCAGACATCTTTATCTTTGCAGGTCTTCCGCAGGAACTGGGGAGAGAGTCTTTGAGTTGGGAACCCAAGATATTGACTTGATCGTAAATATTGCGCCAGACACGCCATTCAAATTTTTTAGTTGTCATAAACGTCCTTATTGTTGGTTATTCATTCATCAACACCTTATATCGAACTCCGCGATTTTGGGTTGCTGACATTACAAATCCTTCTGGTTTCATAAAACCTGGTGCTGCAATGGAACCATTTTCCTGAAGCCGGGAAAATGCTTTTTCATACGTCTTTTCAATGACTGGAACCCTGTGAACGCATTCAGGAATGTTATCATGCCAGATATTAAACATGCTGAAGCGTCTTTCCGTCAATCCGTAATTTCGCTGGATTCCTTGTCCCCACCATTCTCCGAAATGGTGTCCGACACCGAGACATAACAAAGATTCTTTGTTTCCGACAACCCACTTACAGAATCCGAAGTTGTCCCCTCTTTTGGTTTCATCGAGAATCTTTGAACGAGATTGGGCAAAAACGTCCCCCCAATCAGTAACGATAATACAACCGTTAGTGCCATCAATTTTTTCCGTGATGACGTATGTTTCATTTTCCCACCTCGGTATCTTTGGCCATGACTGGAATTCCGGTTCCATATTTCTTCCTTATTTTTGTTGAATTCATTTCATACAAAACCTGTGTCAGAACTGTTAGCGATTGCTCCATTGATCGATAAATATAAATCATTGCCACGACAGATAATGAACATGTCAGCGTAGAAAGGCACCATAAAATTTTCAACAATACAATATCGGTCATGCTTCATGCTCCAACAACAATGGTGTGCGCTCAAGAGGTTCAGGATCAAACCCAGACAACAGTATTTCAAGGTCTTCGGCGGTGATCGTCTCAATCTCATGAAGCATGTCTTTAATCTTAAATCGTGTCTTATCTAACCGCTTGTAATAGAGAACAAAGCCATTTCTATCCCAGAAGAGGCATTTTATCTTGTCTCGGTTTCTGTTGTAAAACACATAAATGCTACCGTCATGAAGATGGGTCTTAATCTGTTTATTCACAAAAGATGCCAGTCCATCTATGGACATTCTGAAATCTACGGGTTTCGAAGCAAAAAATATTGACTTGTTCTCATACGGTATAAGCATTATAAATCCTTTAAAAGTTCGATTATTTTAATTATCTTCATTGATTCGATATTTGGTGAAATGGAAACTTTGACTCCCTTTGAAATGATTATTTCTATGTCATTCTGTTTCTCGATAACTTCCTGCTCGGCTTCGCTAAACTCTTCTTGTTTCTTTGCTACTGCCAATGATTTATTGGGTACTTGGATGAAATTCATTGGCGTTGCGTCCTCGGGAGTAGCATTTTCTTTTTCCAAACGCTCAATAATTTCCCAAGAGCGCACATGGGAGACGTATTGCGATAGTTTGTTGTGATGGACATTATTTTTTTTGGCAAACGCATGTTGTGACAATCCTGAATTAGGCCACTCCTTGGCTAACCTCAGCATTTTATCGCGATATGATTTATCCTGAAGCAGTGGATGATATATCCGGTAATAAAGATTGGAGAATTTTTTTGGATCAAGGTTATTATCTTTACAAAACGTGACTTTATTATCTGAACCTGAAGAAATAAATTCTTCTATTCTTTTATGCCAGTAAAATGTTTCTTGTTCAGAATATGACAAAACACCCATTATTTATTTGCCTTACGTAAAAAATTCTCGCCTTGATTGATTAAATCACCTATTGATGAGGCATTTAAAAATACACTAGCAGTTGCTTTCATCATTCTTCCAAAATATCTATCCCCTTCATAAGTTTTGTAAATAGATATTTCTACATGAGGATATTTTTTATTCCAATAGTCCTTTATCTCCTGCAAGTCGGTCACTTTCATCCCTGTGCTCCTCGATGATTCTTTCCATTTCAGCTTCAATGACATCACATGCTTTGATATAACCATAATCAAAACTCATTTCGTACTTAGAAGCATGAATATAACCTAAGCGATGAACTTTGAGCCAATTCAATAAATCCATAAAGGAATGTCCGGGTCTTCCAAGACCGCAGCACGGACAAACAACATCAACGCATACATCCTCGTTACAATGCTGGCAATGATAGAAGCTCGATTCGGACAATTGTTACTCCTGTTCTTCCCTCTTTTTAAGAAATGAGTATAATCGAAATAACTTGTAAGTTACAACAGGCTTTAACAAATAGGAGGAAGTTATGAATAAATTCCTGAAAGCAGCTTCAGTTGCTGCTATTTTATTGGTTATTCAGCATCATATTCCGATGAGTTGGTGGGAAGGTTTATTGCTGGGTTTTGGATGTACAATGCTGGTTATAGGATGACCTTATGTATAAAGAATTCTTTTTAGATGATCCAGTCTGGTTCATTGATTTCCATAATCCATGGGGTGGTAAATCCATGTCTATTGGCATTCGCAAAGGCTATATCCGAAGGTTATATATGCTCGATGGAGTCGCCAAGATGATTACGATGGATGATTATGCGCGTGATCTGTCAGATTGCTTTCATACCAAAGAAGAGGCTTTCCAGCGTGGACTGAAATTAATGACCGGAGACATGAATGTTCAATAAAGAATTAAAATTGCGATTAGAAAGTCTTGAGCTTCTTTACGCATCACACGAAAGTGAAATAAAAGCATTAAAAGAAACCGTAATATATTTAAATAAAAAACTTAACCTTCTTGAAGCCAAACTAAAAAAGAAATGAATGGCGGCCTGTAGGGTTAACCGCTGCGCCAATGGGCATTCCCACCGCTAGACTGCTACAGGCCATAATAGCGCCGTCTTTCCGGCTGTCACGTCTTTGCTCGCTATTGGATACTGACGTTTCATCCTATTTCTGTGCGAGCTACAGTATAAACCTTAACTTAGGCTGCATCGGCTTATCTTGCTTCCAACCTTTTCAGGCGACCTAATAACAGAACTGACCAGAGGACGCCTTGACGTCTTCAGCAACTTTTTCTACCTTTGGTAGATAAGATATGCCCATTCACGCACCGCAGGGCTGACGGTTAGGGTATCAATGGTGTTGGCCATTCAAACTGCGCTACCGTTACAGGGAGTATCGGATTCGTTAATTCTATCATTCGCCATTCATAAATGTCAGCTACTCTTTCTCTTTTGGCACCCAGACAGGAAGGTTTACGCATTCTGGATTCTTGATAAACCCCAAAACCCACCATTCGCGTCCTTCCTTTAATTCCAACATTAAACGGTTTTCCGATAAAGAATATTTATGAAATTCCTTATATACTTTCCACGGCAGGAAGAGTTCATTACTTAATAACTCTTCGGTGGTTTCAAAA